CCACCGATAAATGAATAACTACCTGTAGCTTGGTTATTACCACCGCCTACTACTACTCCATGAGGAGTAAAGAAAGATAGAGTGCTTGTAGATGAACCTGATGCGTTTTGGGAAAGGGTAAGGCTTGTTCCTGATATGGCGGCTACATAGGTGTTTGGAAATGTTTGAATACTAGTACCAGTAATTAACTGACCAACTTTAATGTTAGCGTTTGAACCTGACAGCGTTACGGCTGTAGTAGCGTTCATTGTTCCGCTTTGAGTTGTTACGGCAGAACCACTAGTTCCACTATTTGTAAAACCATTTCCAACAAAATTAAAATACCCTGCGGTAGTATTTCCATAACCACCAGCTATAGTTGAACCATAACCACTTGTTGTATTAGAAATGCCACCTAGTACTGAAGCGTAAGCATTTGAAGCAGTATTTCCAGCCCCACCAGCTACTGTGCTTGCAGCGTTATTAGATGTATTATTGCCACCACCACTAATGATAGACTGAATACCACTAGCAACTTGTGCCGCATTATTTCTACTTGTCTGCCAATCAACAGCATTAGTACCCCTAGCATTACCACCAGCAGTAGTAGATGTAGTAGCTTGTGCTTGTAATGCGCCTGTTCCTGCTGGTTGTAAATACAATGCACCATTAGACAGTAAACCTATTTCAGATACTCCACTAAAGGATAGGGTAGGAGTTCCGTAGACTGCTGTAGTGGTTGTGGGGATGTAGGTGTTGGCTGTTGAACCTAGTTCTACTTGTGCGCCCCAAATAAACAAACCATTGCCTGCAGTACCAGCGTATGTTGCATCAGCAAAAGTAGTGCCTGAATTTAGCATTGTAAAAATACCAAAGCCTGTGGTACCAGTAACAGTATATGTTCTTGTCATTGAACATCTGTACCAGCCATTACCAACAGAAACTATATCACCTGATGCAGAACCTGCTGTGGCAACAACAGTTCCTGTTGAAACATCAAAAGTAGCTGAAGCTCCTGTAACAGAATTTTCTCTAATTAAAAGTCTTATTCTTTCTGCTTGTTTTGCATAAACAGAAACTGTAACTACAGTTCCCGTCATTGTTATTGACTGAGAAATAAAATGAGAATTTGTTGTAGCGTTTTCAGCTAATTTGCTACCAGTATTTGTACCATCAGGGGCAGTTGTTGCGCTTCCAGTTACAGTTGCGTTATTTAATGTCCATGTAGTAGTAAATGTTTGGCTTTGTAAAAATAAGTTAGTACCCGTACCCCTTAACACTCCTGTCTGTCCTGTAATCGTAGTAGCGTTTACAGTAGATGGGGTAGTAGCACCGATAGCTGGAGGTGCAGATAAATCTAAAGTACCACCAAGGGTAAGATTACCAGTAGAAGTTACTGTACCGCTTAAGGATAATCCGTTAACTGTACCAGTACCTCCAACAGAAGTAACTGTACCAGCTCCATTGGTAGTCCAAGTAGTGTCGTAATCAGTATTACTTACTTTTGTTAGTACTTGACCTGTAGTTCCTCCAACAGCAATACCAACACCAGCATCACCTTTATCACCTTTAGATCCGTTTGCACCGTTTGAACCACCTGCTCCACGCTGTCCAACAATTGTTTTTGTTGTTTTTATTTCTGTACCGTCGGATAAAGTAAGAAGTAAAGTATCATCTAATGCAACCTCAGCATTAATAATTTTAGGAGCTTCTAATCCATCTTCTCCGTCTTTACCATCTACACCGTCTTTACCGTCTCTACCATTTACTCCAGATTTACCATCTACTCCAGGCTTACCGTTTAAACCGTCTTTACCTGGAATACCTTGTTCGCCTTTATCTCCTTTATCACCCTTCATTGCTTCTACAGAGTTGACAACACCATACAAAGATTCTAATTCTTTGTCAAGTACTATCCCAAGAGTCTCTACTTTTGCTTCAGTAGAAACATCAGCTAAAGTTATTTCTTTAAATTTCATTGCATAAACTGTTGTTTGAACTCAGCATCTGCTTGCTTCTGTGCTTTCTTGTTTTCCATCTGCATAGTAGCAATACGCTCATTCGACTTCATGTCTTCTATCTTGATTGCTTGGTCTGTTAACTTAATTTGCTTCTCAAAATCAGAAGAAGCAGAGTCTGTCGATGCTTTAGCTTGAGCTTCAATAGCTTTAATCTGTGTTTCTACTGGTATAATTTGAGTCTTAGCCACAGTGAGTTCAGCTTCAGCCATTGCTTTAGATGCCTCAGCTTGCGTCTTCTGTAAGGCAGCTTGAGCAGTCTGGAACTGCAACTGTTTCATTGCATTCTCAAGTGCTGTTTGATCAGGAGAAGGCTGGCTCATCTCTTGGAGGGTAGCTATAATCTCTTCACGATTAGACATGCTAGAGGAGGCTATAATGCCCTGCAACAGTACTGGAGTAATAGGAGACTGAGCACCTAGAGTAGACATTAAGCCCATCATCTGCTGTTGTTCGTACTCACGAGCTACCATACCCATAGTAGAAACAGGGATAAAGTTAAAGTCTTGGACTGGATAACGCTCAGGATCAAACTGCATGAACCTCCAAGCAGCCTTATTGATGAACGGCATCAGGAAATCTTCTTGGAAGTTGATCAAGGTACGCTTGTTCTTCTTCATAAGCCCTGAGAGAGCCATAGAGAGTCCTGCACCACTTGCCTCACCCCCTGCTACTTGACTAGGCATTGACGCACTGTCGATCGTTCCTGTGGCTTGTAGGAGCATTGACTGGAAGTTCTGTGCTGTTTGGAAACTAGCTGGATCAGTAACACCAAACTTGAATGGCATCATGATCTCAGCAGGATTGCCGTTGACAAGGAAGCTCTTACCTGGACGTACTTCGTACTTAGCACCACGAGGAAGCCTTGTAGCGTCCATCGCCATCATAGGGGATGTGGTTAAAGCTAAGGAGTCTAGGTGGCTACGGATCTGAGCATCAATAGCCTTCTGCATATTGTAGCCCTTCTCAGCAGTACCACGACCCCAGAAACGACCTGGCATCGAGTCAGCTTGATAAGCAACAATAGGACGATCCTTCATCATGTAAGGGGACTCTTCAGCTTTGAGAAGCCACTGGTCATCCGCAATCACAACGATAGCCTCTACCAAGTTCTGATAGTCTTCGCCTTTAGAACCTTCAGGGAACAGGTCTACTATCTCGACTCCATCCTTCTTATCGATGTTCTCAAGGTACTCACGAGGCACTAAACCATAGTAGCGAACAACACGAATACGGTCGTCTTGCTTGTGGGTTACTTCTTGTACTGGCTCTAGCTCCATATTGGAGTAGCTAGGCATGACATTAACCTTACGGTATGTACCATCAACCATACCCTGTACAATGGTGTAGTAAGGGACATACTCTTCGATAGCAACACCAAGAGAGTCTTCTACGTCTGCTGCGTTAGGGTCGATCAGGAAGTTACGAGGATTGACAGGGTGGAGTTGAACCATGAACTGCTTCTTCTCTTGTACACCGATAGCTGCCATCTCAGTACCAGGGATAAGCTCAGTAGCTGGAGACATCACTGTACGCTCTTCTATGGTAATCTCACCGATACCAGTACCATACAGTTCGCCTAGAAGGATAATGTTGTCTAGGGCTTTCTTAACCTTACTTACCTTGAAGTCCTCATGCATCTGCTGACGCACCAAAGCAACATCAGCTGGATTAGTATCTTGACGGTCATCTACGATATCAAAGAACTCACCACGACCAAACACAGCTTCAGATATCTCTGCTTGCTTAGACTCAATCGCTTGCTGCAGTGCGGGAGTGATTAAGCGACTACGCTCAGACTCACGAGTCTTATCCATAGCATCCCAGATACCACGGAACAGACGCTCATACTCTTCCCACTTGTCTAGGTAGTTTACATCACGATGATCTCGCCATGTATTGCAGTGGTCTACGATGAACGCAATTAAATCGTTATCTGCGTCACTTTGAATATCTTCTTTAAACTCTGCCATTTGGTTTCCTATTAATAGCCAGCAATAAAATCAATTGGTTCGTAATCATCTTCACCATCATCCATGAAGTAGGTAGTTACTGCGAGTTGATCAATGTAGCTTAAAGCATCGATCAAGTCATCGTGTACTTGGTTGGTAGGGAACATCAAGAGCTGGTCTGTAAACTCTTTCCAGTCCTCATCCTCATTCAGGATTACCTTACCGTGTTCAAAGCGTCCCTGTAATG